TAAGCCAGCATCTTTATTTTTAATATCGGTATTGCGATACAATTTAGTAATATTAGGGTATTTCAATATTTGTTCTAAGAAATGGTCACATATCTCTCGATTACTACATCCGTACAACATATTATCAATGACTTTACGATCAAATAATTTCGAATTTTGATTGACATAGGTGATCTCTGTACGAATATAATCCGGATCAATATCTTTTAAATCAACATTGTCGATGGTTATTTTACCACTATTACATTCGTACATACGTAACAATAATTTAATAAAAGTCGATTTACCGTTCCCAGATGGTCCAGTTACACCGATAATCTCATTTTTCTCCGTTTTTAAGAAATAATTGCGGTTTTCGAATACATTTGTAGCACTCGCATTATATTTGTAAGTGACATTTTCGAATTGAATCTTATGAAAATCGAGTTTATTATCCTTATAATCGATGTTTTGTTTGTACTTTTGATAATTGTCATTGACATGCTGGAAATGAATCAATACATTTTCTGTACGTCCAATAAAATCGACCAATTCAGGCAAGGTTTCGATCATTGTGCTCATCTTCTCTCGGTACAATAATAAAATAGTAAATGACGTAATAAACATAGTAATATCCATTTTTTTGCTGAAGTACAATCCTAGTAACATGTAAATGGATACTAATACAACCGCGAAAATGATTGTAGTCATCACTATAATGTGATAATTCGATAAATCGTAATATTCTTGACCCTTTTTCATATTCATTTTCGATAGACCATCAAATGTTTTGATTTCAGAATTAGTCTGTCCTCGATAAATGATCTTATCTACATTATTTAGCAAATCAATCAAATGAATATCACTTTTAAGAATCGTCTTTTCATATTCATCATTCGATTTCATGATACTTTTGACATTGAAATACCAGTACAGAGCTAATATTGAGTTTCCGATCAAGAATATTATTCCATAATAAGGGTTGATGAAAGTGAAATAAATGGAAACAATCAGTAAATAAGTCAAATTAGGTAACATGTAATCCAGTACAGTATGACTGATAAAATAGTACATATCAACAATACGGTTAATAGGTGAGTTCAACTTACTGAAATTGGTTTCGCTGAATTTCTGATTATTTGTTTTCAATAACAATGAAACGATTTTTTCGCGTACCCAAGGGCGAATCTCGGTCAATAATTGGTTTTGTAAATAGCTCCAAATCCAATATACGGCAATAAAGACTGCTATTATAAATATAAACCATTTGAAGAATTCATACGCTTTGTCTTGATTCCGCGTTTGTGCAAAGGTAATAATATTCGATGTGATATGTGTAATTCCATTTGTTTGGATTACACTAGTTAATAGACTGATTAGAAAAATGCCTAAAGCAGTCCATTTTTTCTTTTTAAAAAACTCAGTTGCCAAATACGCAACAAAATTCATTTATAATTATCTCGTTTTTGTACTATACTATAATATAATATATTGTAATGTATATAGTACAAAATAAAAGTCACGTAAGAAATATAGGAAAAAAATGAAACATAAAGATTATGATAATAGAAAAACCAGACGACGTACTCGACGACAATCGATGCGTTCCAGACGTAAATCTATACATGGTGGTAATGCTAAACCATCAACGCCGCGTTTTACGCGGCGTAAAACTAAATATTATAAAAAAATTGTACAGCAATTGCAACCAAATGAAACACCCGAGACAATTCAAAAAGAATTCGACAAATTATTCGGTTTATCTTGTACAGAAATCAAAAAGGCAAATGGACGGTCACGTCTTGGAAATAAAATTGTAGATGCATATACTTTGATTGAGAGATTGCATACAAAAGGACATCAAAATGTGAGTTTCTATGAATTTTGGGAAAACCGGCACAAATACGCGAAGAAGAAATACGTAAAAAATATGATTGATTTTTATAAAAATCGCAAAGTAAGTGAAGTACAAAAATACAAATACATTTACAATCTTTATTTTTCGAGTATTATGATATTCAAACCTATCATGGCGATGGAATTGTACTGTCGGGTCAAGGCGACACGTGTGCTGGATTTTACCATGGGATGGGGAGGTCGATTAGTCGGTGCATGTGCGTTAAATTTGACGAGTTATATAGGAATTGATTTGAATAAAAATTTGAAAAAACCGTATGACGATATGCAGGAGTTTTTAGCATCGCAGCCCGATGTTCAAACTGAAATAGATATTCGTTTTCAAAACTGTCTTACGGTAGATTACAGTAAAATGATATATGATACGGTTTTTACTTCGCCTCCATATTACAATTTAGAGACATATCGATCTAGTGAAAGCAATTATTTAACCAAAGAAGAATGGAATGAAAAATTTTATAAACCTATTTTTGAAAAAACGTTTCGATATTTGCAGCCCGGTGGATCTTATTGTTTGAATGTTCCTACTGAAATATACGACGATGTTTGTGTCCCGGTTTTAGGGAAATCACATCAGCGTATTTTATTGAAAAAAGGGGATCGGGGATTACAACCATCCAATAAAGAAAAATACCACGAATTTATTTACATTTGGAAAAAATAGTATAATACTATATATTGCAATAAATAATAAATAGTATTGAATGGTACAATCAAAACTAGCAAAGGGATTAAATTATAATGAAGGAAAAACAGTGTCTCCAATCGACAAAGGTCACGAAGCGACTTTGTACATTATTCCTATTTTAGACGATGATTATTCCATTGCATTAGGGAAAGCCCATGATGAATATGTAAAACGACACGATGTAGTATATTACCCTATTTATTTATTGAATCAGAAAAATAGTGGGATTGAAGACAGAATTGGGGTCTTTGAAGTTCGCTCACAAGATATATTTCATGTACATGACAAAGACAATGATGTGAATTTACGGAAATTACACGGACCTTTGTTCTTTTCATTTGTTAATGCTGCGTATTTATCCCAACACAATAAGGGCGAATCTTTATCCGCTACTACTTTGCATTCAGATGACGATGCTGATGCTGATAATAACGACGATGACGCCGATGCTGAGACAATTGTAAAAGAATCTAACCAAGAAGATGAAGCATATGACGAAGAACAACAAGCTCAATATGAACAAGACGATGATGATTACGGTTTATATAATATAGAGGGCGATATAACAGTAGATAGAACATCATCCCCGTCCAATGACAACCCTACTCAAAGTGACATAGTCATTCATACTAGGGATACCATTTTTACAAAATCTTCACCTTTACCTCATATTGAGCCATTAATTACAGAAACACGAGGAGACGCTGAAACGATTTGTAAATCCTACAAACCGAAAAAAAGCAATTATTGGTTACGTAAAATAATGAAAAATTCGCATTATAAACCAGTAACAGTAGATGGGGATGGCAATTGTTTTTTCTACTGTGTTGTAAAAGCGTTTGAAAGCATCGGGTTCAATACTACTGTAGATATATTACGAGAGTATTTGTCTCAAAATCTAGATCAAAGTCATTATACTAGTTATAAAACTATCTACGATACTTTACGTAATGTTCAAAGTGATTTACTTAACAGTCAAGATGAAATGAAAGATAGAATGAATACATTGAAAAAAGAAAACGAAAAGGCAACCACTGTAGAATCACAACAGGAACTTATTCGCGATGGTAAGAAAATACGGTCTTTGTATGATAAAAATAAGATGGAAATCGATTCAAATCAAGAGCTCTTGAACGAGTTTGAATTCATGGAAATGGTACATAATCTTACTGATTTACGTAATTTTGTCAAAACAAAAGACTATTGGATTGATTCGATTTCGTTTCCTATAATGGAAAAAATCTTGAATACAAAAATATTAGTAGTAAAACAAAGCGATTCTCGTACAAATATTGTACAATGTACTCCAACACCATCACAATTGGTAAACCCGGACCATTATATTTTAGTAGAATATTCTCAAAACAATCATTATGATTTAATTGCTTACCGAGAGAAAACCATATTCGGGTTTTTAGAATTACCTTACAGTTTGAAAAAGACGATTATGGATACATGTATTCCAAAAGAAGAAGCAAACCGATTAGAAGCCGATAGTATTTACAAAATCGAAGATTTCCGTGATTTTTATTTAGAACTGTACAAGAAAACACCAGAAGAACAAGTACAGCGATTACAACAAAAATATGAAAGTCAAGCAGTCGATTACGATGCTGAGTTGTTTGATAATAATATGACGCTTTCCTACTACATTAATGCCGATAAGAATTCGAAAGCGGGTAAAGGATCCCATGATAAATTTATAAATAATACATCTTATTCGCAATTTGCTGCTCTTAATGATAAAAAGAATTCATTGTGGCGAAGACGCTTGGATGATGAATGGTCTGGTTGTACAGATAAAAACAAAGTGAAAGATTGCAACGGTGATGAATTAAAGGCGAATTTCTTATTGGAAGACAGCAATGGGAAAAATGAATGGGCAACAGTAAAGCATTATTTATTGGCGATACAATACGAAAAGGAAAATCCCGTATTGTACAAGAATCTCTCGGTTGGTTCGAACCATGTAATGAGTAAGTCATGGACCGCAGTAAAAGATGCAATGAAAAAGGAAAAATCGTTGAAATTTTCAGAAGATTTCGATAATTTGGAAAACTTTAGGAAAAAAGCCTTGCAAGCTAAATTCAAATCCAACCCCGACCTACGATCTATATTAATGACTACTTATCCTGCTAAGTTGGTTCATATTGTGGGAAAAGGGGATAAATCCCAACTAATACCTGATATTACTCTAATGGAAGTACGTAAAGAATTTATTAACGATTCCACGATTTAAAGGCTAAACATTCTGTATGAAAGTCTTCGGGTTCATATGTAAGTTCGGTTTGAGTAACCTGCGGTGTAACAAAATTATCGTAGAAATGGCGATCATAATCATTGTAATCGTAATCGTCATTAAATGTTCGATTTGATGTTATTGGTAGTACAGTTTCGATTTCAGTCTCAGATTCGCTGTTTTCATCATCGGCGTCAGTAGAATCATTATGATTGGTAGTATCATTATGATTATCAACTTCAATTGTACTTGTTGTATTGGTGGATTCATTTGTAGGATCTATACCAGGAATAATAACAGTAGTATGGATATTAGGGTCGGATTCAGATTCGGAAATGGACATAGATGATGAAGTGGATGAGGTATTTAATGTGATATTGGT